GGGAATATGGAAGGCTACGGAGGGAAAGAAACCGGAAGACATTGTGCGCTCCGCCTGTTCGGGTATTCTCCTCAAGCCCTACACCATGATTGTTTATGAAAGCACAGCAAATGGCACCGGGAACTTCTTTCATCGCGAATATACTGCCGCAAAAGAAGGGAAATCCCAGTTCGAGGCAATGTTCGTTTCATGGTTCGACATCGAGCAATATACACTCGCTTTTGATTCGGACAAAGAAAAATGGGATTTTGCAGAATGGCTTTATCAGAATCGGGACAATGAAAATACAGATTCCGAACGTGAGGAATGCGGTAAGTATCTTTGGTCGCTGTGGGAAAAAGGTGCTACGCTCGAAGCTATCCATTGGTACATAGCCGAACGCAGGAAGTACAATGACCATGGGCAGATGGCTGCCGAATTTCCGTCTGATGATGTGGAAGCCTTCGTACATTCGGGAGCACGTGTGTTCGACAAATACAAGGTCGATGCAATGCGTAAGACCTGCAAGAAGCCTAAATATGTCGGTGAAGTTTGTGCCGATGCGGATGAGGGCAAGAACGCTTTGCAGAACTTGCGTTTTGTGAAAGACAAACAGGGATTGTTGCATATTTGGGAGTTGCCGGAAACAGATGAAAAGGAAGTTGTTACAAATCGTTACCTCACGATTGTCGATGTGGGTGGACGTTCCAATAAAGCAGACTTCTCTGTTGTTCTTGTGCTTGACCGTCTGTTTATGATTGATGGTGGCAAGCCTGTCGTAGTGGCACAATGGTACGGACATTGCGACATCGACCAGCTTGCGTGGAAAGCGGCACAAATAGCGGCTTTTTATGACAATTCACTCTTGGTGATAGAAAGCAACACCTTGGAAACGCATGACAAGGAGCGGCAGGTAGATGGCGACCAGTCACAGTTCATCCTTAATCAAATCAAAGAGATTTACCCTAATCTCTATGCACGTGGTCAGTCCGAAGAAGCCGTACGCGAGGGATTGCCTACCAAATACGGCTTCCATACCAATGTCTCAACCAAACCGATGATTATATCAACCTTAGTCAAGGTTATTCGTGAGAATTTATACACAGAACGTGACGAACGTTGTCTGGACGAATATTTGTGTTACGAGAAAAAACCGAACGGAGCTTTCGGAGCGATTACCGGTAAACATGATGACTTGCTAATGACAAGAGCCATAGGCTTGCATATATGTTTCTTTGAAATGGAAATTCCAAAGATTGTGCTTCGTATCGGACGATTTGTTGTCAAAAAGAAAAAAGCTGTTTCAGCAGCTACAATATAAGTTTAACTATAAAAACAAGGAACAATGAACATTTTCAGAAAAATCAGAGCTTCGTTTCGTTTACGTGAAGCAGTCAGACAGGCAGACGAAAAACACAAAGAAACTGGAGAACGTTACTATGTTATGCCTGCCGGTGGGAAAAAAGGTCAACTTATCATTATGGATAGAAAGAATTTCCGTAAGTTGAAACAGAAAGGCTACATCAATCATAATACGTTTGTGGGCGACCTTGAACGCGAATGCTTCTACTGCACGACTTATGGAAACGGTTCAGCTATGCTTCCTTCTGCTGTTATTGCATTGAAACGAAAACAGTATTTCTCATGGCTTGATTCATTTTCAAATACCAAAGAGAATGGGAAAGTACGGAAATATTGATGGCATTGCCACACTTACCAATGACCCGCTCGCACTTGACAATATCAACAAGTTTAACATCGGAGACCGGGTGATGTGCAATGATAATGGGAAAAGCGGTACTGTATTAGATATAGATACTGATAAATACGGTTGTACCGTTCGTTTTGATGATACTGAAGAAACATGGATTGAATGCGACCAATTATCCAAAGAATAAAGAAAGGGGCATATCTGTGATGATGTGCCCCTTTGGTTTAAGTTCTCATTGCATTATGTAACTGATTTACTGCATCTATATTTGCACCTTGTTCGACCTGTTGAAGCAATTGAGGAGAAAGACCATCGGGCACTTTGCCCTGCTCCAACTGTTCCTTCTGTGATTTGATACTTTGCAACAATTCATCTGCAAACGGGAAATCCCCATGCTCAAGCAGCTGCTCTACACTGATTGCCTGAGACTGGTACAACTGCATAAGCATATCATTAGCAAGATGCCTGTATGCCGGTGTTGAAGTGCTTTCGGTAATGCTTAAATCAAATTCTACATCACGTATTTTCTTCGTGTCATATTCGATTTGTGCACCACTCTTACCTGCAATATTGAATACACGTTTGCTATCATAAAACTGCTGCATATTCTTCACATCCTTATATGCTCCGTCCACTACAAAACAACTGAAGCATTCAAGCAGGTCGAGCAATGACTTCGTGGCGTTTTCTGTCTGTTGGTTATAGTGCGATGCACTTTCACCGGAATACCCGGGCTTTCCTTGTAATGCGCCCGTAACTCCCGATATATCTTCAAAAAATTTGAGTTGCATATTAAGCAGTTCCGCAATGCCTATATTTGTGGAATTATTGGCCACCTGTTCCGGCACTTTTCCGCTTTTGCTCGGCTTGTATACGATGACACCGTTAAATTCCGTCCAGCTCTCTGCAATATCGTCAATGCTCACACCATCAGGCAAGCAATCTTCGGGCATCATCAGCACGCCTTTGGCACTCGCCCGCATTATCCAGTCATAGAGGGTTATCAATCGGTTGGTATATCGCTGTTGGTCGATTACATCAGCAACGAATGAATGGATTTCACCATCAATGAACGGATATGCCTTGAAAACATATGGATGGCTTCCATGCTCGTAAGGCGTTTCCCCCTCCCTCAATATGTCGCCAAAAGGAGAAAGGTAATAGAAATACCAATAATCGTCCACAAACCAAGTAGCTTTTATCAACGGAACCTCATCTTCCGGCATACCGGCTTCCTTGGCCATACGCATACGTTCTTCATTTTCAGTAAGCACCACTTGTGCGTAATCTTCTTCGTCTATTTTGAAAATATCACCGTTTTGGTAGTCATGGCAACGGTATCTCGGTTTTTGCTCCTTGCGCCATATCTCTATCACACGACATCGTCCCGGTTCGCTTGTGAATAGAAAATCGTAGTTTTCCAAGCGGCTATACCCGAAACGCTCCGCGTATGTGGCTATGTAATCTTTCCTTGCCGCCCACTTGTAAATGTCACGCAATTGTCTGTATTCCTGCGGACTTGATGCGAACTGTTCACACAACTGTCCGAAAGAAATGTCGTGAACTTCTCCAAGCACGGAAACATCCCAACCTCTGAAATCTCTCATGTTGTTGTCGATAAAGAAATTATTGGGTTGCACATAGTCCGTCCAACAATCCTCTTTTCCATTACGCCAACCGTACGATTTACGGTGAACGATAAAACCGCTTATCAGGAACTCTTCCATAGTTCGGGCGTATACATCGTTCATTCGGTTAAGCTGCATGTTGCATTGAAGTATCGTACTCATCGTTTCACCAAGTTTCTGTTCATCCCGATCACGTGCGGTACAGGTCGGTTCTTTACTTTGGCTTCGATACACACCAAGTACGCTTCGCACAAGCCTACGGATAAGGTTGTTTTTCAAAGGCACGTTGCCTTGACTTTTAATGTATTCTTCCTCGCTCATGGATTTTCCGTCCACACAAATCATATCGTCCCATTGGAAACCATAGGTATAGCGTTTGTTTCGCTCCCGGTCTTTCCGAAAGTCGTCCATCTGGCTCCAATAGTATTGTGCTTCCATAAGAATGTCAAATGCCCTGCGGTCACCATAACGTTTTGCAGAAACAACAGTATCTATCTCGGCGGCATCATTTCTTCCCGGAGCTATACGGCTCATTGGCAGCAATTTTCTTTCGCTTTTATTTATATGCATATTTTTATCATTTTAATGATTGCTCGGAACAAATATACTGTTCCGGGCAATCATCCTATGTTTAACTATTTACGGGTTTTGTTCATTTCTTCTATCATTTCCTTTTTGAGTTCATTCAATTCAGCCTCAATATTCTTACGTTCCTCATCATCAACTGTGTCATTCAGTTCATTATAGAGGTCGTCAATATCCCTACGATAATCCTCAAAAATTTCATACCGCTCGTATTCGGGTGAATTGTAAAGGAAATCAATCTTTTCCGCATAGTCAAATATGTCGTTGTCGGTATCTTCCTCATAGTGTTTTAATCTGGATTTCAATCGGTCATGCTCCTCTTTCAATCGGAAATACTCATTGTTCACAGCCCTGTACTCGGTGCGTTCGTCCCCGGCTTTGACTAGTCTGTTTACCAACAAGAAGCTGCGAGGGTCGTACTCTCGGTTGTCTGTAATGGTTTCTGCGGTCTTGCTCAATTTGTCGATTGTTCCGAACACGCCACCGAAATAACCGTTCAGCATATATTCAATCTTTGCCGGATTAAAGTCAATCGTTCCTTTTGTATATGGGTCTCCACCCGTAGCTTCATTCATGGCATTGGCCAATCCGACAATGTATTTATTGGCGCTCTTATACGCCTTTGTCCATTCGGGCATATCTTTGTTGTAAGGTGTGTCTTTATAAAGTGGCATACCCGTCCAACTCTTTTCTGCAACGTAGGCTTCCCACAAGGGTTTGTAGGCACTCGGTACAAAGGCATTCAATCCTCCGCCGCCCTCCAAGAAATCAATAGGTAATATCTGTGTAACCTGTCCTGTTATGGCTTCGGCAATTTCTTCGCCTGTAAGATGTTCCTTTCCGTTAAGAACGGAAATCATCAGTTCGCCCATGCCGTAAACAGCCCTGTATTCTACCGGAAGAGGAATTGATACCCAACTGTTTCCTGCCCTGAAAAGAATATTGCTGCGCCTTACATATTCGGGAAGATTATAGTATGCGTTCTTGTCATCATCGTCATCATCATCGCCACCCAAGTAGGCAACAATAGCACCAAGAAGGAACATCGCCGCAATACCTGTAAAAGCTTTGGCAGGATGACGTTTCATCTGTCGTCCAAAGTTTGCCGTACCTTGAATGGCTGCATTCCAAAACACATATCCGCTACGACCAAGTCCCGATACCAATGCACTGGCATTACCAGCCTTTGTCTGCCCTGTACTGTCATAGAATTTTGCTCCGCTGCCTTTCTTGTTGAAGTTTACACTTATCTCCTTTGCATCATAGATGGCTCTGTCAATGCTCCTGCCCATTTCGCGTGATGTCATGAAAGCGGCAAAACGGGCGCAGTTCTCAACGGCTCGGTTGTACTCATCGAAACGTTCGCCCAACAACTCCCATGCTTTTTTTACAGGAATCTTGCCGTTCGATTTTTTCAGTCCCCTGCGTATGTCGTTCTTATGTTGTTCAATGTCCCGGATATTGGCATAGCCTGTTTCTCCTCCGTTCATCATGAACTGATGAAACATCGCTTCCGTCTTGTTACTCATGTCAAGTGTCCCTTTGCGGTGCTTAGCCAAGAGTTGCTTTATTCTTACAGGGTTGGCATACATATAATTCCGATGAAAACGCAGTGCGTAGTTCGGGCTTTCCCTTATCCAAGTCATGGTATTGGTGTATAGCATATCTCGCATGAAGTTCGATACAATGAAGTCTGGGTTACGTGTGGTATAGAACGCACTCAACTGTCGGTTGATATTTTCTCCTGCACGGAGAATAGCTCCGATTGCCCCCGACATATCATTGTCGGGATTTGTCTGTCCGTTCAGTGCCTGTGCTGCGCGGGGATTGCCGTTAATGGTAATCACATAGTCCCTGCCGCCACGTTTCACTACAATTTGGTGCTGCCTCATATCCCGGCTTTCCACAATACGGTAAGGAATATTCACGGTATCCTTGCCGTGCTTGTACCGGTCAGGATATTGCTGCGCCAATGACTCCATTTTAGTTTCAAAGTCCAGCATCTTCCGTTCCACCACTTCGGGAGTATCTGTACTGTCTATGTTGTCAGGAAACACTGGCTTCCATTCGTCGGCCACCGTATCGTATTCTACCCAAATGTCGCTCACACTGACAAGGTCGCTCGAATGGTTGAGGGCGAAATTAAGGAAACGCTGTTTTACCAATTTGTTCCGGTTGCCCTGCATGATAGCACCTTCTGCCATTGATTGCAGGTTGGCAAACGGGTCATCCGCTTTAGACCTGCGTCCTTCCGCTTTCTTGATAGGAGCATTGAATGCACTTTGCTTGTGCGTCAGATATGCGTATGCTTCAGAACTGGTCTTTTCATCAAAACCACGTAGTGGAATGTAAAAATCATACATATCTGAAATCTTGTCAAAGGTCGCTTTGCTCATCATGCCACATTCGTATGACTTTGAAAGTATTGCTTTGCTCGCGGCATTGACTTTTTTCCAAAGGTCGGTAGTGTCGTGTGTCTGTTCGTAATCGTTAACCATTATCTGTGCTTCCGTTTCGGCATCAGTAACATTATCCATACCTGTAAGGGCTGTAAGTCCGGCATAGTCGGTTTGGTCTGCATCGGTTGCTCCGTTATTGATTGCTTCATTACGCATATATGTATTGCGTTCAAGGCCGTGTTTCGCCATCATGTAATCAGTCAATTCCTCACGCTCTGCCTCAGTCCTGGCAAGTTTGGCAACCTCATCAAGCATGGGCTTGAACAGGGTGTGGGCAAATGCATCGGCTTCGGCTTTGTTCACACTTGACAGACGGTTTTCTCCCAAGTATGCGTTTTCAAATCCGTCCACATCCTCAATGTTTGTTTCCTTGCCAAGGATTGCAGTCATGGCTTCTTTCAAGCCGAGCATACTGTCCTGTAATGCTTCCTGTGATTGGAACATACCGCTTTTTACACGCCTTTCATAACGGTCACGAGCCAACTCCCTTTCATGTATTTCCGGGTCACCGGTACGGTATAGTGCATCATCACTTTCTGCAACAGTCTGATGATGTGGGTCGGAAACCGCATAATTTCCGACTTTCAGTTCATACTGCTTTGCCACATCAGCGGCTTCTCCCAATATGTTTCTGTATCTGCCCGGTTCCGCAAGGTTCTCGTAACTGCGCCACAAGATGTAGCGAAGTTCGTTGTCCGATAGAGTAACCCCTCTGAAATCCTCAAAGCCTATCTTATGAAGCATATTCAGGAAGAAATCCTTTATCTGTTGCCACCAACTTGCGTTGATGTTCTCAAATTCGGTATCTTCTGCAAGCGAAGCCAGATATTCTTCAGTAGCCTTATGGAAATCCCAACCGTTTTTTGCAGCCATATCTACAATGTGTCTGCGTATGTTCTCATCGGCATTGTTGAATACATTATCAAGGAATGTATCGAAATGTTCTCCGAACAACTGGCGCAAACCATAGTGCGCCACAGCCTCATGCAGCAGTGTCTGCTCAACATCAAACGTACTTGTATGGTTGGGAATGACAATGGTTATCTTCCCTGTACTCTTCGAGTAGAAGCCTTTTGCACGCTGCTTCTTTCCATCCAAGACGGAAGCATCAGTAACAACCTCCACATTGTCAAGATGCAGTTTCTCTGCAAGGCTTTCCACACGTTCTGCCATTCTTTGGCGTTCACGCCGTGCAAATTCCCTCCGCTGCTTTGCCGTTCTCCTTGACTGGCTGAGCTGTTTTGCTGTCGGATCATTCTCATAACTGACTTCATCATCGGTATATGCACCATCACCTTCGCGTTTTAATTCATCATCTTCTTCTGAGGTAGAAATATTATTTGCCGTTTCTACAGTGGCATCCATTTCAGCATACTTGGCTTCCTTTTCCTCCAACTCTTTTTTCATCAGTTCGGCATATTCCTCTAACTGTACTTTCGCCTGTGCCAATTCTTCTTCATACTCGAATGGCTTGCCCTCTCTTGACAGGAGTTCTTTCAATTCGGCTTCATTATGTTTTTTGCTTCGCTCTCCAGCACTCAATATCTCGGCAAAATCCTTTCCTGTAATCACATTGTCTGTAATATCCTCAACGGCATTGCGAAGCAGGTTTTGGCGTACCGGCACATCTTCTTCAATGCCGAGTTCAAGACAAGAGTAGGTCATTCTACGCTCAACATCATTGAAAAGTGTTGCACCGTCACTCATGGTTTTCCTTGCCAGTTTTGTTGTGACCACAAATGAAAAATCGCCTATCTGTATAATCAGTTCCCGTTTTTGTTCTCCTGAAATCTCACCGTCTTTCATCTGCTTCATTTCGGCAAGGACACTCTTGTTGTATTCCTTGAAAAAATCATCCATTGTATCAACAGAAGTAAAGCGATGTTTGCCGATTACAATCTCCTTGAATTGTCCATCGGGGAATGACGAGCGTACTGCCTCCAAGTACCTGCCGTTGTCCTCAATGCGCTTTTCCGCATCCTTGATAAAGGCTTTCAGTCTTGGCTTGGCATTATGGATATAGGTTTGGTCTGTTTCCCATTGCTTTTTGCGGCTTGCATACTTGCGCACATTCTTTTCCGCATTGTTTTTCAGCATGGCATATTCACTGCCGGAGAGCTGCGCAACGGTATCGCCAAACACATCTTCTTCCTCTTCAAGCACACGGTTGGTCATGCTGTTGTTCATCATCTGCTTGCCGTTCATGATACTGTCGGCAATCGCTCCCTTTGTTTTCAAGCGTTGGTAGGCGGTAACATCCAAACTGTCCTCAACTCCGAAACGCAAGATGCGTACAGGCTTGTTCATGTCCTTATGCAAATTTCCCTGTCGCAAAATGCGTCCGTTGCGCTGGGTATAGTCCATAGGACGGTTGGGCGCATCCAAATGTATCAGCGTGTGCAGTCGTTCCTGAATGTTCACGCCTGTACCGAGCGTAAAGGTCGAACCGAGAATCACGCGAACCTCACCACGGTTTACCTTTTCAAAGATTTCAAGTTTCTTCTTGACAGTCATTCCCGACCTCATTACTACAATCTCATCAGCAGGAACTCCCTCTGCGATCAGTTTATTTCTGATGTCATCATAAAGATTGAAGCCGCTCTGCTTATTTTGATAATTGTCGGCAAAAATGGCAACCGTACCTTTGTAGTCGGCTGTTTCTTTCAGTGAGCGCAAAGTCTGGCGCACGGCTTCATTGGTCTTGCTGTTTTGGTCGTCCTCTGCATCTGACTGCACCAATCGGGCATCCACGGCAGCAGCTTTGGCAATACCGTACATCGTGAGCGGAATATGGCTGTTCTCTTTCTTCTCTTTGCCGCTCATCTGCTCATAATGTTCAAGTTCGCTCTTTACGAACTTCATGATACTACGCAATGCACGTGTCTGTGGCAGATAGAGGTCTTGTGCCTTTCCTCCCTCCATTTCAGGTATTTTGTCCTTTACGCCACCGGCTTCTTTGGTAAGGACAGTATCGGACACTCCAGACCATATACGCACCAGTTCGGGCAGGTTCACGTATCCGGCAAAGCGATTGTTCTCCTTGAACTTTCCGCTTGTGGTGAATTCCAACATTTGCTGAATGTTACCGAAGTTGCGTACAAAGTCATCAAAGTAATAGATACCGTATTCTTTCATTGTATCGGCAGGCATGAGATAGCGCATGAACGTCCAAATCTCTGCAGCGGTATTGCTGATAGGCGTACCTGTGGCAAAGATTACGTTTCGTCCGTTGTTCTTTTCTAAAACAGCCTGTGTTTTCAAGAATACGCCTTGTGATTTTTTGCTATATGACGGGTCCACACCTTTCACTCCACGCTGCATGGCAGTGGCAAATCCAAGGTGCTTGTATTCGTGGGCTTCATCCACAAGCAGGGCATCAATGCCCATGTCGTCAAAGTTCTCCACATCGTCAGTACGGCGGTCAAGCATTTCCATTGCCTTGACTTCTGCATTCTGCAAGGCTACGGCACGTTTTTTCTCATCGTTGGCGGTGCGTTTCTTTGAAGCATTGTCTGCAAGTCCGGCAAGCTGTTCCTCCAACAATTCGATTTCACGTTCGGCTTGCCGGGTAATCATGTTCTTTCCGTCCGGGTCTTCCTCTTTCATCTGTTCAAGGATGAGCATCTTCTCCTCAATCTTGTCCTGCACGAAAGTCATTTCTCTTTCCTCGCTGTCGGGAATAAATTCAAAGGTCGATTGCGGAACGACAATCATATCCCAGTCATTGTAGCGTATCTTGGCATAGAAGTTCTTTCTGCCCTCCGCACTTCGGTCTGCCTCTTCGAGTGTCAGTATCTTGGCATTCGGGTACAGTTCCTTTGCACTTGCAACAAATTGCCCGACGGTGGCATTCTGCACTACAATCATCGGTTTGCGGGCAGTACCTAAACGGCGCATTTCCATCGCTGTGGAAATAAGGGTAAAGGTTTTTCCTGTTCCTACCTCATGGGCAAGCAACAACGGTTGCTGTGTGCCTCTCACGATGGCTCTGCCTTGATGAGGACGCATCTTGAATTTGTGTGAAGCACCTCCAAAATACTCCGGCACAAACTCGTCCGGTATGCTCATAGGCACAAAGTTGTTGAACATATCGTTATAGATACGTTCCATACGTTCCGACATTTCCGGGTCGCTCTGCATCTTCTGCCTTGCCCAGTCCTTGAAATCTTGACGGATTTCATCAATCTTGGCGGCACAAGCCTGTGTCGCTTCCTTGTCGGTAATTGTTTCTGTTGTGCCGTCATAGTGTTTCTTGGTGGTGGAAACCGTGATGCTTCTGTTCTGAATGGCGGCTTCTATAAGGGTGTGTCCCATAATGGTTCGACCGAGCATTTCACTGGTTACGCCCATGGCACGGTTCTTTTCGTAGTTGGTAAAGTATGGCTCTTTCATAAACCAAGTACCGCCTACTGCTGTAAAACGGACATCTACTTCCGTTCGTTCCTTTACGAAATCTTCATATAGTTTCGGATCAATCCAAGAACTGCCGAGGGTAAAGTCTATCAGATGTGCGGGGATTTCCATTGGCATGACTTCCTGCAATGCCTTGATGTTGCGGTCAAATTCCCCATTCTCATTGTTTTCCTCTGCCTGACGCAGTTTTTCACGGATATTTCCACTCAAATACTGATACGATGCTTCCATCTGTCGGCTTACTGGGTCCTCGAAACCGTAGCCGCTCTCGATGATTTCTTTCTTCACATCTTCGATGCCTGTGCCAAGTTGTTCGGCGATATATGGTATGTCCACACGACCGAATTTGAAGATACTTGCAATGATACCGTCCTTGACATTGGCCGGGGTGGGTTCTTTATCTTTTTCAACGACACGTTTGCTGAATACATCGGTCTTTTCAAATTTCTGTATCCGGTTTCCTTTTTCATCTGCCGTTTCTTCAAACTTTTCAAGAGCGAATACATTGGCATAGTCCACATCATTGCGGAGAAACGCAATGGCGGTGTTCTTGTTGAAGTGTCCGTATGTGCCGACAAAATCATCGTATGCCTTGTTGAGTTTGTCAAGCAAAGGTTTCAGCCCCTCGTCGCTTTCGTTCTCGGTCTGATAGGAAAGAACTTCCGCAAGAGCTTCCTTGATGGCGGTGTACGCCTCGAAGCATTCCACTTTCGTATGCCCTTTTACCTTATTGGCATTCACTTCGAGAGGTTGTGCACTGGCTGTCGAGTTGATAAACAGTTTGCCATCTCTGATAAATATCTCACCAATCTTTTTGTCGGGCATTACATCGGTAACCGGTCCGGCATTGCGTTCGCCAAATTCCTCTGCCTTGAATGAATGGACAAATTCAGATAACATCTGCTCCTGCTTCTTATCCTGTGCAGGATACAAACCCTTGCTTGTCGGGCGGAATGTGTCGCCTTTCTCAAATGCAAAGTGCATTTCACCAGCCATGTTTTCGGGGTGTTCAATGAAATAGCGGTTGTAGTCCATCGAAAGTTGCTTGATGACCGGTGTTTCCTTGCCTTTGACCTTGCGTGTTTCCCCAGTATCATATTCTGCCATACGCTCTCCGCTCACATCGCTTACATCAATGACATGGGCGGATTTCTGCCCGTTCACACGCTTGCGGATAACAACGATGTCGGAGGTTACCCCGGTGCCACCGAAAGTCTTGTTGTGCATACGGAAAGCACCCACGAAGTCAGAACCGCCCTCGTTCACAATCCAGTCACGGAGTTTCTTGCTGTTGTCAAGCGTACCGTTGGACGTAATGAAGATGCCCAAACCGCCCTCGCGCAGTTTGCGCACATTCTTTGCAATACAGAAATCGTGTATGTTGTGGAATTTCTTCGACAGGTCTTTGTCGCCTGTGGTGTCGTTCACACGGAGTCCTGTAACAAACGGGACATTGGTAATAGCCAAATCTATGCTGCCATTCGGTATGCGTGTCTGCTCAAAGCCCTGTATGTCCACTTTGGCATCAGGATAGAGGAGTGAAAGGATTCCTCCCGAAGTTCCGTCAATTTCTATGGCATGGATGTCGCTCCGCTCGCTGATGTGTGCGGGCATCTGTCCTAAAATATTCCCGATACCTGCAGAACCTTCAAGAATGTTTCCACCCTCAAAGCCCATTTTCTCGGCAATATCCCAAAGGGTATCAACAACGTATGCAGGCGTATAATAGGCACTGTTCGCACTCATTACAGCCTCTTGATACGCTTTTTCCCCAAGTAATTCACGAAGTTTCTTCTGGGTAGGGTTAGGAGCGTAGTATGCACCCTCACTGAAAGCCTTGCCCAATCCGCCCCAACCACTGAACTTGCGGAGGGTCTGCATCTGTTTTTCTGTAGCCTGTTCACCATTTTCAAGCAACTGCTTTGCCAGTTCGATAGCCTTGATGTTGGCTTCGATACGGGCATCTACCGATGTAGGGGCGTGGTCTTTGCCACGTTCCGAATGGTTGTTGTGGGTATTCTTGGGAGTAAATGTATTCCTGCCATCGTTTTTGCGTGCAACTTTAAGAATAGCATCAAGTTCCTTGCGTGTCGCTTGGAATGGTCCGCTTATATTGTCATTGCAATGGAATACGTTGGCAAGTTCGTAATAGACAATACCGGAAATCTCATGTTCTCCTCCGAGTTTGTCGTTCAAGTGCAATGTAACACCTTTGAGTTCATCGGCAAGTTTTCGGTTGTTTTCAATCTCTTTCTTGCGCTTACCCTCAATGCTTCGTTCATTTAAGGAATCTGAAAGTCGAGGTCGCACAGTCCTATCGACTGCATCGCCTGTTCTTTCTCCTTCGTTGTCAGTTCCTCTACCGGCTTGTTGTTCGCTTTCGCTACCTGTTTCAGTGCCTCTTGATAATCCTTGCTCGTGTCTATAACCTTTGGCTGGCACTCTTTCGGAGCGTTCTGCATCAGTTCTCTGTAATCCATGTTCGCTATTTTTATTGTTATCAGTCAGAGCGTCAAACAAACCCAACTCATTTGACTGCTGTGAAATTACTGCTTTTTTCTCATTCTTCTTACGTGCAGGGCGGCTTTTTTTGATGCGTTCCTGTGCAATCTCTGCCTCTTGCTCCACCTCGGTCTCTCTTGTTACGGTTTCGGCGGTAGCAAGCGCATCAATACTTTTCTTATCAAAATTCGTCACATCGAATTGTTGTACCTCATCGTATGGAGTCATGTCTGCATCCAGCCCGTTCTCTGCCACCTCCGGCAAATCTCTCGCACCATTGTAAAATGCTTTAAGGTAAGGGCGTATGGAATCGCCCAAGTCTGCAACCATAGCTGTAGCATACTCGGTAAATTTGCGTGCACCTTTCTCCAAATGGTAAACAGCCATCTCCGTACCAATGGCAAGTATTTCAGGGTCTATGCCCATGTTCATTTGACCGAGCAACTTCTTGCGCATACGCTCACGGAGTTCTGCATAGCGTTCATCGGTAACAAGACGGTTGCCACTCGGATTATTTTCAGGCTTAGATTCTTGCTCTGTGGCTTCCGCTTTTTCTGTACGTACAATCTCCCTAATCTTAACCTTGTTTTCAAGAATGGTTTCAACAGCGTCACGCAGTTCCTGATTGAAATTCTTGGGATTACGTACAATCTCCAACATTTCTTCAGGACTGTTTGCCGTATAATTGAAACGTCCATCCCCGATAGGGATAGGGCCGCTCACATCATCGCGCTTCAACGTGGTCAATCCGGTTTTCTTGTCAACGGAAACAGAATATTGCCACACTGGGCTGTATTCCTGCTTTTCTTCTTGCTTAGATGTTTCCAAAAGTTGAGACTCAGCAAACTGCACATTGCCGTCATTTACTTCTGACAAATCAGACAAAGACAAAGGTGGTTGTGATTGTGCATCGGTTGCATATTCTGCCAAGCGTTCAGCATCTTCCTTGCTCCGCATCATGAAGCCTTGCTTTTCCTTGTCCCACCAGCCTTTCAGTTGTTTGGCAAACATTGTGGTGTGCTTCCGAACAGTATCTCTTAATTCATTATTGAACTTCACAAGGTGCATATCCAACACCTTACCTCTTTTGGTGGTGTACTGTGCCGGAGTAATGGTGTATGCAGCATCAGTCGGTGTTGTCGTTTCTTCATTGGAATTGCTTTGTTCTAACTTCCGCTGTTCAGCAAAGAGGTCGTTTATTTCGGAAATAATGCGGGCTTCCTCAAATATATCACTCTGACCATGTGCGGCTTCTTGTTCCTTGTGCAGTTCTTCAATGCGTGACTTGATTTCAGAAAGTCTGTCGGCTTGTGTACCTGAACTCTGTTCCTCAACACTTTTGACTGACTTGTATTCTGCAAACGCTTTTGTCTTCCGGTGGCTACTATCTATCCATTTCTCGAAATCCTCCAAGTTTACGGCAGTTACCACTGTCTTGTGATTATTTGCCCAGTCGCTGTCATAATTCGCGAAGTAAGCTGCCTCGGCATCGTCAGTCTCATTGAAACCAAGCATTACCTTATGCTCATCAAAGCTGCCGTCCTCATTATACTGGTCCACCACGAACACCCTGCGTCCGTTCCACCCGTCAATATCATCAGAGAGGAACACGTCTATGTGGTCTCCATCCACGCCCTCCGTGCCACGAATGTAGCCGTAGGTGTTCTGCATGATCGTTTTCCACTTGTTGCCCTCTGTGTCTATTCCACTACGAACGGATCCTTTCGGGTTCTCAATGGTGATATTGAATGTACCAACCTGCACATGACCTTTCTTATAATTGCCAGCTTCTTTCTGTTTCTCCGTAGGAGTAGTATCGGTTTCTTTCTCTGCCACTGCAACAGCATTGGCTAAAGACAAAGATGCATCAATATAATTAAGAACATCCAATAAGTCTCCGAATGTTTGACCGTCATACTCATAAGCGCTACCTATATAATTACCTTTCGTATCAGGTGCATCAACTTTTATAACTTTATGAGTACCATCAACAATAATTGTCTGTTTATAAGTATCGCCATACTTTCCGCTTTCAATCCAATCATCTTCTTGAACTTCAATACGTCTTGCTATTTTTGCACTAAGTTGATTGCCAGTATCATCAGAAGATAGCATTTCTTCTTGTGATAAAGAAGATTCTATTTCGCTTTGTCCACCAATGCTTTCAGTTCTTCCTGTATCATCAGTTGTCCCATTTCCGTTCTCAACTCGTTCTCTTGGCGCAAGAGTTCCATTGCTTCCTTGCTGCCCTCGTTGGCCTGTTGCAGTATCGCCAACCAATACATTGCTTCGTTGTTGTCCATTGTAATCTAAATTTAATGCTTCTTTAATAGCCTGTACGAGCGTCCGAGGGGTATTGTCCGGTTGTTCGAACAGAGTTTCTTCCTGTGTACCTTGTATAAGGTCATAAATCTTGCCAAATGTATTTTGAATGAAGCTTTGGCTTTCACCTTTATACATTGCGGCCAAATGCAGGACAAAGTTACTGAAATTATCAGCAGGGAGATAACTTTCCCCAGTGACATCATCCATTTGATACTGGCGTTTCCAACTTTCTACGGCAGTACGTGCTTCCTTGAAGTTCTTTGCCTCTGCAAACATTTTATCTTGGGACAAAGCATAGTAAGCACGAACGGAATTCTGTATCTCATCTACCATTCGTTCACTGTTCGGATTATCATAATCACGAAAAGCAGTGGCAAGAATAGCTTTTTGTGCTTTTACCGGTAATACGTTGAACATTTCCTCCAACCGTGTACTACCGTCCTTGAAAATGCTTTGATACATGATACCACGCAAATCATTCTTGGATTCGGGAGTCAAGTTACCCTTGCTGTCAAACGCACTCTTGTATTGTGTGGGGGTAATGAAACCTCTTTGGCTCATCCATTTCAAAACATTTGCACCATTGGAATCCACAAGTCCGGCAAATGACATTTCATCATCCGAAGTCCTAAGCAGCAAGTTGGCAAACGAACGCATTTCGGCTCCCATGCGCTGCAAGGCGTTTTTAGGTTTGATGCGTTCAACACCTCCACTTTCTGTGTCCTGTGCCACATACTGGCCAAGACGGATAGCCTCTGCATCGTCCACATCAACCATGTTCACGAGGACAGGATGCTCCATAGCCTCAATGTCTTCTGCTTGTAATCCCAATTCTTCCGCATGGTCTTTCAGATACTGCTTGTAAAGAGCCGCCTGTTCCGGATGGTTCTCCCACATGATACGAAGTGCGTCACTTCGGTTATTGCCCTGTATGGCTTCGCCCCGTGCGTTCACGGTAGGTGCGCCTGTATAGGCGGTAACAGAAGATGTGATTTCTTCGGGGCGTATGTTTCCGGCAATCTTTTGTGCAGACAATACACTTGCCTCGTCATTCCGTTCTTTTGGCTGCGCTTCATCAATAAAGTGCAGAGGGTTGCGCACGCCTTGAATATGGCTCGGTTGCAACAAGTTTGCATCAATCACGGCTACACGACCACCTACAATGGCATCATCACTGAATTTTACGGATACCTCCTTTCCCTGCAATGCCTGTACAGGCTCTTGTCTGTCTATCTTATGACCGTTCATGCGTCTGTAACCTCTTGCCCGTGCATCCTGCGGCTTGTCGTCCACCATGTCCGGCACTCCGTTCAGGGCTTCACGCTCGATTCGTTCCGCTTCCTCACGTTCGGCACGTAACTTTTCTTCTTCTGCCTTTCGCAATGCGGCTGCTTCATCGGCAATACGTCTGCGTTCATCATCCGCTTCCATTTTTCTGCGTTTGGCGGTACCGGCTATCTTCTGCCAAACGAGCAATTCCTGTTTGGCTGCATCAATCGCCGCTTTGCGTTCTTTCTCGGAAGCAATCTTTTCGGCAATGGAGTTGCCACCTTTCGATTTGGCTTTCTCCAACTTCTTCAAGGCTTCTTCCTTGTCGGCAACCATTCCATCGGCTACGGTCTGTGCCATATCCTCATCACCCTCAGTCTGCTCCACAATGGCATCCCAAGCTGTGTCGCTGTCGGCCTGCTCATATAGTGGATTTCCCTGCTCATCCTTTGGTATTCTCTGCATGGCAGGAATATTTTGAGGGGCATTGTTATCATTTTCGGGAATATTTTCCGCACCATTGTTGCTCTCATTCTCGGCAGGGCGTTCAAACGCTACTCCGTTATGCTCCAACAACATATTGTCAAGTTCATCACGGGTAAACAGGTTCACACGCTTGCCGTTGATAGGGGCTTCGGTAAATACCTCATACTTACCGTCCGCATCAACATCTGCTGTGATATTGCCACGGACGGTAACGCCGTTCTCATCAGTAAGCGAAACAATGTCATTGAGGGCGTATTGTGGCCTTTCAGCCTCTTGCATCTCCTGTTTCCATTCGGCATTCTCAATGGTTCTCTGCTGCTCGAACTGCGCCACACGTGCCAAATTTGCCGCATCAGCCTGTTGCTGTATGGTTTCTTTTGCCAACGGGAAGATATTCACGCCGTCCGATACGTTAACTGTGCCGTCCCCATTATCCACAATACCGTCCTCGTTGGCTATAACCTGTACTTGCATCTGTGAACCATCCTGTCCGGTAATAGTATAGGCATCACCCGAATTGAATGTAACCTTACCGTCTATCTTATCAGCCGCTTCACGTGCGAACTGCTCCACAATGGCTTGTTCTGCCAATTCTTTTTGCTCGTTAGGGTCTTGCGATTCATCAAGAGACAATACTGCATCAGGTGATACTTGTTCAAGTGCGCCGGTTTCCGAATCGCGAATGATGATGCTGTTGTCCGAATCAGTTACGCTCACACCGCTACCATCGTCATACGGTACAAGCTTGCCACTGATTACATACACCTTCCGCTCATCCTGCTTCATCGTTGCCCCCTGTATCATGCCGGTATTACGGTTCACACGTGCATCTATTATTGAGTTGCTCTGCTCGATACGACCGTCTATATCATCACGTACACGTTGTATCATGCCGTTATACACCTGCTTGGCATTAATATAATCGATTACGGAAACCTTATCTTCATCATTCCATTGTTCGTTGCCATTCACAAACTCTAATGCGGCAATCGGATTTTCTTCAATCATTGCAAACATGCTCTCATCCACGAGGTCTGCAACCCTTGCACGCTGATACTCATACATGTTCTTTGCATCGTTCATCTCCTGCGAAGAAATGATATTATACCCGTCGAGATAACTGTCATTTGCTTGTTGTACACTTTCGTTTCGGTTGCCGCCACGTGATTGAGCCATAGAAGCAAGGTTAAATCCTCGCAAATTCAACGAGCGTTCCATATAATCCAGAACGGCAGCTTTCTCATTGATGGTAAAATCTTTATCACCGGCAATAAGTTCCACAACTTCACCGATACTCTCATTGGTAGTAAGGTCAAGCATCGCCTTTAATGGCTCCCACACCTCTTTTCCGAGTAATTCATTCACTTTTGCGTCCGCTTTATTTACACCATGCTTCATGGAAGCATAATTTGCAGCAGACAAAGTATGTTTTCCTGCGCCCATTAATCCCATAGAGAGTGCCATGCCTCCCCAAATGTCACCATGGAATTGGTCACTGGCAAACAAATTGGTACGTGTACCGTCCGGATTCTGTTGATAGGCGTCATCAAGATTGAGCATGGTACGCCACAGTTGTCCATAGTATTCTTCCGAAACCTCACCGACATAATCACTCACACCCATTTTGTTGAACATCTGATGAGTTTGTCCCATGATACCGTTCAACGCACTTGCGTCAGCCTTTGAAAGCACTGCGCCGATACGCTTTGCACCTACCACATTGGCTAGTTTGCTCATATTCCCAAGAGTAAAGACCGGATCAAGATGCGCACCGAACATTTCCGAATAATTCTCAATGATGGCATTGGCTTCACTTTGCCAAATGGCATCCCCCCAAGTCTTATCATTGGAAAAATCATAGTTGCCGTTCTCATCAACAACCACATCACCCAGTTTACGGTCAATGATGTCAGTAGTAGTTTTCCCTGCCTGTACTGTATTGGCCATAAGTGGGGCACGTACAAGCAAATCATCTGCAGTTGTACCGAGTGCTTTGATAGTCCAGTCGGTTGCATACCGTCCCAAACCTTTGGCTCCATTCTCTTTGATATAGGACTTGAAACCCTGCTGAGCCATTTTTTCAGCCGTTTCTTTGCCTATGACCTTTGTTGCAAGTCTGGTACTTCCTTTGGAGAAAGAGGACAATCCGTTAAATCCTCCACCTGTCAATACGAAATCCAGCATGAAGGACGGCATATAGCCTGTCATTACACCTGCTCTGTTCCAAAAATCTGCATTTCCGCTGTATCTTTCCTCTGCTTGTTGCTTTTCATGGATTGCGCCCATCATTGCATCATGCGCTTCACGTTCACCCTCTGTGGCATTTTCTTTTTTCAGTTCATCGGCATTCATCATCGTAAATGCGTCACGCATATCACCCATACCGAAATCCCACGTGCGCACATCACCCATAGTGCGACCGAAACCACGCCAAAAGCCTACATCTACACCGTTTTCACGATCTTTCTGTTCTTCAAGGTTCTTAATCAGTTCCTCTGTTTCACGAATGGCTACGGATAACGCACGGTTTTCCTTGTCAGATTGTTGGCGGGGCATATAAGTGGCAGCTCCCAGTATGGCAGCGAGAGGGGCTTTGTTGTTTTCTGTCTCTTCTGCCCATTCCTTGTGTACTTCTGATGCTCTTTCCGCTTGCTTGGCTTTCAACTCCTGCAACCGGAGGTTTGCCTTGCGCAACTGTCCGCCTATGGACATATCGGCAGCTTGGCGGTACTGAAAGCTTTCCATGTCAGCCAATGACTTGCTGTAATAACGATTTCCGGCAGGAGTGAGGAACGTTTTCTCCAACTTCCCACTTTCAGGATTGAATATCATCTTTCCCTCTTTGGTCTGCAAGCCGGGATTTATCCCATATTCCTGCATATTGTCTATGCGTTCGTTGAATGTTTGTGTATGGGATTTCACATCGTTCATAATACGGTCGGTTTCGGTCAACATCGCTACTTTCTCCTTTTCTGTAGGTTGCCATGTCTGTTCATTAGCAGGTGAAATGGGTTCTTCAACCGTTCCGGAAGCACTGTTTCCCGATTGTTGCGATGAGGTTTGTTCCTTTCCAAACCCTATATTGCTTTCAAATTCTTCAAACGGCTCCATATCATAACCATCTTTTACAAGAGCGTCGTAAGCCGCTTTACGTTTGGCTGAATCTAACAGGTTCTTGCGAAAATCTTCTTCGCTCTCCATGTCGTAACCATCAGAAACAAACGTATCATACAGTTTTTTTATCTTATCCTTTTCTTCAGGCATAGTATTTTATTTATGATGTTGGACTTTTCTTTTTATTATCGGCCGTTGGACTTTTTTTCTGTGGCTTAGAAGAATGTCCTTTACCGGGCTTTGTCGTTTCAGATGTCTTGACGGTTTTCCCTCTTCCACTTTTGACCTCGGTGGTCGAAGCCTGAGTTTCTTCGTTCCATGTTCCATTGTCTATGGCGTTCTGACGCATGGCTTCATACGAGTGTGCAAAATGCTTGTTACCATCGCTGTCATACCACGGATATTCTCCGGCCTTTCCACTGCCACCACCTCGGTTGTAATATTCTGCTCTGGCATTGGATGCGGAAGCGGAAGCCTTTGAAGCACCAGCTTTAGCCTTTTCGGTTTCAAGCCTTGCCTTTTCAAGTTCTTCTGCATATTTTGCTTCAATTCCTTTGCGTTTGGCTTCAGCTTCGGATGCTGATATTTTATTGCCTTGCAGTTGGAGATTCAATTCAAACATCTGCCTGTCGCGTTCCTCTTTGGCATCGTTCCGTATGCGGTTATAATCGTCAAGACCAAGCTGCCTTTGCCACTTACGTTCACGGTCATCCCTTTCTTCATCAGCGATTCTTGCCCTCATCAGCCCCTCATAATATTCTTTCTCCTTGCCTTCACGTTCTTTCATCAGCTTGTCATATCTCACTTTGGTACGTTCTGACATGGTATTCTTACCGGTATACATATTTGGAGCGTACTGCGTGGTGAAGAACAAGTTCGAGAGTGCCGATATACCATCACCAATGGCTGCGAATATCTGTTCACGTTTCTGCTTCTTCTTTTCTTTAGCAAGTTCCTCGTCCGTTGGCGGTTTATAGGGATTGAGTTTTTTGTACAATTCAGCGTATGAGAGACTGCCACCGTTCACATCGGCTTGTTTGGCCGGAGGTGCAGCGACCGTTTCAGATTGGGAGCCGGTAACGGCAGGAGCCGCAGCTGCTTGTTGTTCCGTCCATTTCTGTGTACCCTTTGCCGGGGATGATACGGAAGGAGCGTCTTGCTGCTGTTCGTGCCATTCCTTAGAGCCTTTGGGCGGAGGCGTACCACCTCTGTTTCCTAAAATATCATCCATTGTTGCCATATTGAAATAGTTTAGAAAGGCATTTGACTTACCGCGTTAGTTACTCCTTGTACAGCTCCCGATATGGCATTGGCTTTGCCTTGCTCAATGGCGTTAAGTTGTTCCACGAAAGCATTGTCGTTTTGCATATAAGTGGCTTCGATATTGTCCTTACGTGCTTCTGCATCAGCGGCAATCTGTGATGTTGCATCGGCAAGAGCCTTGTTGTTCGCTTCTTTGGCCGCTGCCACACTTTCATCAGTACCGCCCATGACGGCTGCACTACCGGCAGCGGCTTTGTTACGTTGTTTTATACTCTCTTCAGTTTGCGTAAGGATGCGTTGTGCATCAGCCCGCTGAGTGGCATCCTCGTTGTACCGCCTGTCGTACCAGTCCTGATTCTTTTGCCGTTGAGCCTCAACATTACGTTTTGCTTTCTTCATGGCCTTGGATGCCTTGATCCCACCGAAAATGCTGCCTGCAGCACCTATGGCACTTCCTATTAAACCCATAAGACTTTATTTGATTATTAAAAGTTATACCTTGCGTGCGAAAGTAAGCCGTTATCTTCGCATCATCATTTTATCTTTTTACATACAAATCATTATGGCAATAGGAAAAAAGACCGGAGGGCGGCAAAAAGGTACGCCAAACAAAATAACGGCACTGGCAAAAGGGATGATTGAGAAATGGCTTGAAGCGCACAACGCTGTACCCAAAGGAGATGTGACGCCATTAATAATGCAGGACTTCCTGGAACTTGACCCCAAAGACAGGGTGAAAGTGTCGACAGAGTTCATTAAAATCATCATGCCTAAGAATATCAGCATAGACGATGGCGAGGTCAAACTCACCATTGAGGACAAGCTTGTCAAACTTGCCGGAGAAGAAGACGAGGAAGAATAATCTATTACCCTCTACTTTAGATTGTCTTCATGTTAAGGGAACCCCAACCCGAAAAGGGGACGATTTTACTGATTTGCTTTGAAGCGATGTTCGAGAGAATGTCGCTTTTTTCATGTCCGGACCGTAAAATTTCTTCGGAAGAAAAGGGTATTTCTTCGGAAGAAATAGCAATAAATGTACAATTATACCCCATTTCTTCGGATTTCTTCGGAAGATATTGCCTTAATTGTACAGGAAAGGGGTATTTCTTCGGAAAAAACACGCATAAATGTACATTCTTATACAGATTGAATTTTTTATGCGAAAATCAGCTCAAAAGCACCTCAAAAATCTTCTGAAATGGCTGAAATGAGCTATTTTTTGACATAATTTCAGAAAATATTACATTTATTTCTTCAGAAGAAATAACCATAAATGTACAGAAAAGAGGTATTTCTTCGGAGGAAACAGCCATAAATGTACATTTCTTCGGAAGAAAAGGGTATTTCTTCGGAAGAAATAGCAATAAATGTACAATTATATCCCATTTCTTCGGAAGATATACCATAAAATAAATATATATATCTACTACTACATCTACCGCGCGTGCGTGCGCACGTGAAGAAATTTTCGATTTTAGGGCAAGAATAAAAATTGAATAAAAAAGAAAGCCTACAAAGAAAAATACCTTGCAGGCTTATATCATTTCGTGAAGTCACAAAAAAAAATCAGAATCCTTTTCCTTTCTGCCGTTGGTACACCACCGTCTGGTCTTTGTCGAGGTTGACGATTTTGAACATCACCATTGAACGGTTCGGAATATCATCCGGCAGCATAGTTACGAGCCGGGCAATCACCTCATCCACATTGTTGAAGCCTACATCGGTCAGTTCCGCCACCTTTTGCCCGTTGTGGTATGCAGCCGCATTCACCATATAGCGGTATGACAAGCGGAAATGCACATCCTCCTGTTTCTGCTCACGTACAGAAGCCTTACCGGAGAAGAAAATGAAATCAATTACTTTCTCGTTCAGTTCCCAAGCAGGGGAGAAGTCAATCTTGATATACCCTCGTGTTACGTTGTGTCCATTGCTATGGTTCATGCCAAACGCCACTTCCGAGATAGAGGCACGTACATCATTCTGAGCTACTGTTCCCCATGTATGCCGGAACGTGTAAGCCGAATACCACTCTTCCTTTGGCATTCCCATAGCCTTGCATAATTGCCTTATCCCACTGTTGACATTGGCGCAAAAACTGTCCGATGTAGTCATGCGCTGATAGAAACTGAACAAACGCTCATCATCTTTTGCCGTGTTCATGTACTTTTCAAATAGCGGCTGGATGATTGCTGGCACCCGCATTTCCATATACGCACCATCCGCACGGAACTTCTTCGTTTTGGCCCGTTGGTAGTGGATAATTCCGTTCCGGTAATCCTGCTTTCTTAGATTGTACAGGTCAATCGTGTTGATTCCTGCAAGGCAAAGCACCATCATAGCAACATCACGCCCGAACTCTGTCTGTGGATATTTCATCTTACTTTCCGGCAGAGGGAATGAAAAGAACTCCCGACATGCTTCGGGGGTAATGGCAAGCTTCTCCGCACGATCAGCCGTTGGTATTTCCACTTTCACCCATGGGTTGACTTTGATACGGATTATACCGTTATCGTAATCGTTGTACTCCAACATGGCGGCTTTAAATACCTGACGCATACAGATTGGATACATTTCCTTTGCCCTATGCGTCTGTTCAAGCGACTTTATCCATTTGTTCACCTGCGTAGAGGTCAACTGAGCGAACATCACTTGGTTGGTTCCGATGAACCGTTCCAGATGTTGTAGGGCAAGCTTGTAGTTCTTGGCATTCCTTTCCTGCCCACGGTCAATCATTCTGTCGATATGCACTCTCGCATAATCCGAAAAACAAATATCGTCATTGCCGTTCGTAAGAAAATCCACCACTTCCTTGACCGTCCAATGTTCAATGTCTTTTTTGTTGAGCCGCTCGTTATATTCCACTATCCGCCCGGCACAATACTGAAGCACGTAGGGGTCTTCGATTTCTTTCGCTCTGGAAAGTTCTTTCTTCGTGACCATCTTGTCGGTCTTCATGAATTGTGTCCCCCTATGGTGGGTAACTCTGATATAAACCGGATAAAATCCGTCCTTGCGTTCTTTTTGAGCACACGCTTTAAATGTTGCCATATCGTTCTATGTCTTTATTATGTTATTATTTAAATTTATTCCAAACAGCTTCCAATGTCTTAACTTTCTGTCATATCATCAATTACGGCTCTAAACACGCTCTAAACACCCAACGAAAAGCACAACAACATTCTCTAAACATTTGCGTTTATTACGCTCATTTTCCGTGCGGAATGAACGTACCTTTTAAAAATACAATAGGCGGTAAGCCTTTGTAAATGAAAAGCATACCACCTATTTTATTGAGCACCAGCTATATCGCGCTATTCCTCGATTGCCGCCTGCGCCGCGGTGAATGCAAAGTTTAACATGCTGATTATCAAATAAAATCGTTAAGGGCTGGTCAACATCCGATATGCAGGTGTTCACACGTTATGCGCGTTCTGCACGTGGGCATTTAATCAGACAATCTTTTATGCTAAGATACTAACCTTTTTTGGGGTATCAAGCTAACGTAAACCTTAAACCGATCTTGCCATACAAGTTTACACAGGAGTTTCTACCCAACTTTCTCTTTTAACCGAAAAAAAGAAAAAGCAAGTTTATCTTGCTTCTCCCCTTCTTTATGTGTGAGTTCAATATCTTTTCTCGAAACGTTATTTTCCTGCCATTAGATACGAACAATACTTGCCAAGCAGGTTTGATAGTGGCAGATCATCCTTCAGGTAACGTTCTACATCAAGTTTGAGCAGTCTTTCACGAACCTGCTTCTTTCCTTTGAACAAAGCACAAAGGTATGGAATGCCTTTTTCTTCCGTAATGGTCACATCGGCAAAAAACTGAGTCAGATCTTCGGCATCATAGACGATGGAATAGCTTGGACGCTTTGCTCCAGGTATGTCTATAACCAGAATGTTCTTTTCGACCAAGTCTTGAATATCACGAATGGCTGTGTCCTTCGAGCATTTTGCCAACGATGCCCATGTCTTTGAAGTTATCTTCGACTCATAGCCATCGAGGAATAGATTCAGCATCTCTGTTTGACGCTCTGTCATAGGAATTGACGAAGCCTTCTGCCAGAAGAAACTCTTGTTCAGTATAGAAGTTACAATAGCTTCAGCTTCATCAAGTGCATCGATGAGCTTTTGAAGATACCATACCAACCATTCTGTTAGATCACCATCACCATGCTGCATTTTTTCCAGAATGTCATAATAGTGATTCTTGTCTTTATTGATCTGTGATGAGATATTATAGAAACGATAGTCGCTCTTCTCTCCACGAGCCAGCTGCATATCAGAAAGTATGCGAGCCAATCTTCCGTTGCCATCTTCAAATGGGTGGATGCTGACAAACCAAAAGTGGGCTACGGCAGAGCGAATGACGCTGCTGACCGGCTCTTCACTGTCAAACCATGCAAGGAAACGTTCCATCTCGCCTTCTACTCGGTCTGGTGAAGGGGCGATGTAGTGAATCTTCTCACGTCCAAACATACCACTGATGATATGCTCCTCGTTGCTGCGGTACTTGCCGACCTCAATCTGACTGCCTTCGCTGAAACCAGACGGAAAGAACGCTGCTTGCCAAGCACATAGTTTTTCCTTGCTCAAAGGCTGGTCGTAGTTCTGAACCGCTTCGAGCATTACGTTTACAACCGAATCTATATAATGCGAAGGAGCTGTATACTTTACGTTCTCTATCCCCAGTCGTCTGGCGATTGAAGAACGTACATCATCTACATTCAAGCGAATGCCCTCAATTTCTGACGAATAAACTACGTCATAGGTCAAGTTCTCTGCCATAGCTCTTAGCTTGCTATCAAGCCCCAACGAACTTAACCTTCCAAAGAGTAACCCTTGCTTGCGGCAAACCAACTCCTGAAGGAGCAACACCTGAGAAGCGTCCCAACGGAAGTCTGTCCAATTATCTCTTTCGTGTATATACATAATGAAAACTTTTAATGCTACATTATTCTGCGATTAACGTCGCAAATTCTGCGACAAAATTAAGCATTTTTTGTCGAATAACTAAAGAAGAGATAAAATAACGCAATTTTTGCGACGATTTAAGCTTTCTTTTGACTGATAGGAAAGTTTTGGAAGCAAAATCTACTTCTTGATCTTGATAAAATTATGTTGCAAAGGCACATGATTCTTCTTGCGACAATGCAAGGACATACCTACGGTTCATGAAGAAATCTCCACACCGTTGGGAAATAAAAAAACAAAGCACATGACAACAATCCAATCAATCCTGAGCCGACTGACCGAAGCTGTTAGCGGTACAGACAAGGAGCTCTACACAGAAGATAAGCTGAACAAGTTTGCAACCTTCTATCTCGACAAGTGGGATGAGAACACAAGCGAGGACGTTATTGCAGAGTCTTTCACTGATTTCTGGTGGGACACTGACAGGACTTGCAGAAGGTGCTCTATCTGTGGCAAACTGATGCGCGAAAGCTATTGCGTCGATATGGGTGCTGCCTACTACTGCTCAGATGAATGCCTTCATACCGAGTATTCCGAAGAGGAATGGGCAGTTGTGGTTTTGTCTTCTGTAAGATTCACCAGTATTTTGGCTGAAGGTCATTCATCTGATGATAGACGAACCGTTCATCAAGGTCAAGAACCCTGATTATGTCGTTATAGCCGAATGTATCTGTCACGATTGATGGCATGATCTTCTTAATGGATTATTGTTTACACCAATACAGCTGTTGCTGCTGCACAAATCTGCCCGGCACAGTCGAGCTCACCATTTTCAAGCATGGTGACACCTATAGCTTCAGCCTCGGATTCATCATAAGCATCTACATATATTGAGACTTGTTCATCCAGGTCACTTATCAGTTCTACCAAATATGTATTCATTACCTTAATCCTTTGAGGATATTTCATCGAATTGTTCCTTCACCTTATACATTTCCAACCTTTCCTTCAGGAACTTGAAAATTGAAGGGTGAACAGAGAACTCATTTATCTTATTCCAACCATCGCCCAATGAACAAATCAACTCATTAACAAATGCTTCATCAGGAGTCTTATCGCAAACCAATTCTCGAACATGAACCTTATTGTCAATAGAGCTAAAATTGCCACTTGGATTTGGACCTGCACAATACATCCATGTATTGGGTGAATACTTCCAATAATGAACATTGACACAAGCACCCAGAGTTTCCTCTCGGCGAGAAGCTGTTCGGAAGTCCTGACCTTGCTTGATGTGGTACTCTTTAGTTATCAAGCGCATGAGATCCCTTGTAACTCCGTCTTCTTTACCAATAATCTTAATATCCTTATAGAACTGATTGTGTAGAACACCATCCTTGTTTTCACGCATACGTTGCTGGCAAAATGTCTTTGCATCTACTGACTGCACATTGTCCATCAACAGTTGGTATGCTTCGGCTGGCACAATAGTGTCCTTTAATTCTTTCAAGGCACGAGTCATCTCATCTAATTCCGGGAAGATATACTCTTCGGTATCATAAATATTATACTTGACCCCATCCTTCTCGATACAATAGATAATATCCTT